GTCGTGGATGCAATCGAGATGGTTGCCGAAGCGTCCAGACGCTTGCCCGCCAGCACAGAAACGGCAACAGCGACCGAAGCCGCTGCCGAGGCGTCTTTCACCTCGCCGTCAAGCCCATACGCCTTTACGCCGTATGCGCCTGTACCGAATCCTGTACGGTAGGCCGCCACTTACTCAGCCTCAGTCGAGGTTGATGTCGAGATCGCCCGTCGGCACGCGCAGCACGTCCCCGGTGTCAATCACCTTGGAGGCGGTCAGCGAGGCGTAGGCGATCATGTTGCCCGAGGTTGAAGCGTCAAACACCGCTGCGTGCGTGATGGTGCCCCAGCTTCCCGTTGCAGTCGGGAATTCGATGGCAGCATCGTTCGAAGCGTTGTTGCCGCTCACGGTGAACGTGACAGCCTCGCGGGTGTAGCCGTTGCCGCTCACCTCGGTGCCGCCGCCGCTTTCACCCGGCGCAGCCGTGAACAGGCCAAGATACCACGCGGTCGGACGTGCCGGTGACGGGCTGCTTGCCGTCAGGAGCCACGTCAGGACGCTGGTTTCGAAAGAGTTGGTCAGTGACATCAGAAGCTCCTGATTTTCATACGCAGGCCGGTTCCGCTGTGCCGCGCGTCGTTGGAAGAATTGTTCAGGTTATCAATCGCGGATTGATACAGGGCTGCCCAGATTTGGATGCGGGCGTCGTCTTTGAGATACGGGGCCGAGTGGATCAGCGCCCCGTAGAGGTAGGCATCCGGCGCGTTGGTCAAGAGCCAGTTGGTCGTGGCCGAGTCCGACAGCGCAGGTATCTTGCCGAAGTATAGCAGTTCGCCCGTGTAAAGGCCATCCGGCACTGGGTACAGTTCAAACTGCGCCCCGGTCATCGCGTAGTAATACGGGCGGCCAGTGACGTTGCCGTCTACCTGCTTGCGGTCGATCATCTCAGCTTGGCTGATAAGCTCCAGCCGCGAGGTTTCGCCGGTGGTCAGGTAGAAGCGGATTGTCTCCACCCAATCGGCGGGGATGGCGCTGAATTGCGTGTCAAGCTGGGCGGTCGATCTGGTCTCCATACGCCAGTGACGCAGCTTGCGCTGCATGTCAGCCTCGGCCAGCGCGATGAATGTTGGCACGACAGACGTGAGATCGTCGCGGTTCAGAAAGTCCGCGACGGCTGTCTTTAGCTGGCTGTAATTCGCAATGGTCATTTCTTCTTCGCCTCGTTGCGGGCCGAAATGGCCTTGGCTTTTGCCTTAGCGTCTGCCTTGCTGCTTGCGCCCCATGCGTTGAGTGATAGCAGAAGTCGCGTGGGTTTTCCATCGGCATCACGCTCGGGGCCGGGCATGCCGCCCATTCTGGCCAAGAAGGACGCCCGGCGCGGGTTGTCGCCCGACTTAACGGGCGGCTTGAGGTTCATGCCCTCGGCCTTCGCGGATGCGCGCCCTTTAGCGTTCAGGCCGCCCTTGGGGTTCTTGCCCTCTGCGCGCTGCCAAGCCGGGGTTTTGGCCATCACTTAGCCTTCTTTGCTGTCTTGGCCGAAGCTTTGAATGCAGCCGCGGTCGGCGCGCCTTTGGCTCCGGGCTTACGCATCTTTTCGCCCGATCCGGCCTTGATGCGCTCACGCTTGGCGTGAATCGCAGCGTAAAGACCCTTGGCCATTACTTCTTGCCCTTCATCATGCACTTGCCCATTGCCTTGCACTTGGCGGGGTTCGGGCAGCCTTTGCACGGGGTGAACTTCACTGGCTTTTTCATTTCTTCTTCGCCTTTCCTGCTTTGCTGAGAGCAATGGCAATCGCTTGCTTTTGCGGCTTGCCGGATTTCATTTCCGTGCGGATGTTAGCAGAAATCGTCTTGGCAGACGAACCTTTTTTGAGTGGCATTGTGGCCTCCTCTGGCGCGGGGATGCCGCCACCCTATCACATCACGCAAAGCCTTTCAAATTGCGCCTGATAGGTGCGCCCCAATCGTCCTGCGTTGCCATCCCGGCCTTGTAGATCGCCACCAAGCCGAAGGCATCGGCGGCGTGGCTGGAGAAGTCATGCTCAGGCCCAAGCCCGATCCCGCGCACCTCGTCCCGCTTTTCATGATACCAGCCCAGAGCCTCGCGCCCGCCGCGCGTTGTCTCCTCGTTGAAGCGGATCGCCGGGAACAGGCGGCGGGTTGCGTCGATACGCTGCAATGCAGCACCGGCACCTTGGTTCTTCACCAGATCAACCACGAAGCCAGCTTCGCGCAGATAGGACATCGGCGTAACGGCATAGACGCTGTCGTGCTTGCGCCCGTCGTGCGGCAGGACGCAGACGGCTTCCTCGTAGTCATTGGCCCTGAGCCAGTTGACGTGCGCCTCGAAGGGCTGGCCGACGGCTTCGTAATAGTCCAGCACGCGCACCTCGGGGCCGATGAATTGCACGATCCAGATGGCTGTGGCGTCAGACTTTGACGACGTGCCGCCGATGTCCCAGCAGGCGTAGACCTTCATCAGCGGATCGCGCGGAATGAAGCCGATCCGGCGCTCAAGCTGGGCGTCGGTCAGGTGCTTGGCGTAATAGGCCCCTTCGAGGACAGTTGCATATTCGCCTTCCCAGATGTGGCCGTATCTCTCGGGCTGGTTTTCCAAGCAATCCCGGCGCTCTTGCTCTAGGACGGATGGGAACCACGGATTGTCTGACCAGTTGGCTCGGACAACGACCGATCCTGATGGCGTGACAGGCCCGCGCAAAAGCTGGTCGATGGGATCGGTCGGGCGCGATGGGTTCCAGCTAAACCAAAGCTCAGAGTTTTCGGCGCGGATTGTCGGGCGCAAAAGTGACAGGGATCGGTCGGACAGGGATTGCGCTTCTTCAACCCAAGCCCGGTCGAAGCCTTCAAGCGATTTCACGCTGTCTGCGGTGTGATCCTGCATACCTTGGAAGATGATGAGGCCATCGCCGGGCGTTTCGATCACCTCGCGAAATACCTTGAAGCCTTGTGCCTCGCCGAGGTTGTAGGATTGCAGGGTGTCTTCGATCAGCTTCTTGGCAGATTGCTTGAGGGACTTCTGCACCTCGCGGATGCAGACGCTGCGATGACCGGGGAACATTAGGTGTTCTTCGGCGAGAAGCCCTGCGAAGAAGCGTGACTTGCCTGAGCCACGGCCACCCCAAGCGCCCTTGTAGCGTGCAGGCTGCAACAGCGGCGCAAAGGCCGCTGCCGTTCTGATTTGCAGGCGGTTCTTAGGCATCCGCGTCTTTGGGCTGAACGATAACGCGCTCGATGACTTGCGGCGTCATGCTGCCGTCTGAGGATGTCAGGTCAACCTCTTGCTTTTCGCGCCAGCCTGCCCGTGTTTTCATCCAGAAGATCATGGCGGTTGTGTCGCCTTTGGTGGCCTTGTTGAACAGCGCACCGCCGACCGAAGCATTGGCGCGGGCCAAGGCTTGATCCAACTCCTCGCGATAGTATTTGGTCAGGGTCTTGCCGTCGATGCCGAGGATGTCGGCAATGACGGCCTGCGGCGTGCCGATGGTGGCATGAAGCTGCACAAGCTGGCGGCTTTCCTTTGACGGTTCGTGCGGCCTGCGGCTCATGCTGCTTCCTCTTTCTGCTTCGACCAGTGCAGCTTCATCGACACGCGTTTGATTGTGCGTTTGACGCTTCCTTCGCTCAAAGAGCCTGAGATCAGGATTGCGTCGAGGATGCGCTCCAGTTCGTCGGCCTCGTCATCTTGCAGAATGATCGTTCTCATGCGCGACCACCTGAGACGGTTTCAAAGGTTTCTCCCGTGGCCTCAAGCGTTGCCTGCTGGCCCGTGAACTCCTGCCAGCGTTTGACGATCACGTCGCAGTATTTCGGATCAAGTTCCATGAGGCGGCAGTCGCGGGCGGTCTTTTCGCAGGCGATCAGCGTGGAGCCAGAGCCGCCGAAGAGGTCAAGGACAATGCCATTCACGTCGCTGCTGTTCTCCACCGCTCTCTGGCAGAGTTCGACGGGTTTCATCGTCGGATGGACCTTTGCCTCATCCGTCCTGTCGCACTTCCAGATGGTTGTTTGCTTGCGGTCCTTGACCCGGACGCGTCCTTTTCCTTCCTTCCATCCGTACAGGCAAGGCTCGTTTTGCGAATGGTAGTCGCCCTGCGACATGGTCAAAGACGGTTTTACCCATTGGATTGTGGACGGACGAGCCTGCTTGAAGCCCGCCGATCTGAACGCACTGATAAACTCAAGCGCCGTGATGTCAGCGTGCCAGACGTAAACATTACTTCCCGGCGCTAGTGCGGTGAAAGCACAAGAAAGAGCATCGTGCAAGAAAGCCTCAAGCTGCGCGTCCTTCAAGTGGTCGTTAGGAACGCCCTCATAATCGACGCCATAAGGCGGGTCTGTGTGGAGCATATTTGCCTTCCGGCCCGCCATCAGCTTGTCCACTGCGTCAATGCTCGTGCTATCCCCGCACATCAGCCTGTGCCGGCCCAAGATCCACAC